ACACCATCCAGAGTAAAGAAACTATACATTAAATATAGTATACCTCTATCCCCCCGGACGACTAATATATTATATACTATTCAGCCCTATTTGTCAACCATTTCATTAAAAATAATTAAATTAATTTAGCTCTTTACATTGACACTCAAATGTGTTATAATATACTAATTATGGAGGAAACCCAATATGGCCAAGTTAAAGCCCAAAGAAAAACCACACTACGTTAATAACAGAGATTTCTCTGAAGCAGTATATGATTATGCTAAGGAAGCCCTTGCTGCTCGTGAATCTAATATAGACGCACCTATAGTAACCAATTACATTGCTGAATGTTTTATTAAGATTGCGGAGGGTCTATCTCACAGACCGAACTTTGTAAGATATACATACCGCGAAGAAATGGTTATGGATGCAGTAGAAAATTGCCTAAGAGCTATCAGTAATTATAATATTGAAGCGGCTACTAGGACTGGTAAACCTAATGCATTCTCATACTTTACACAGATATGCTACTTCGCCTTTATTAGGCGAATAACTAAAGAAAAGAAACAACAAGACATTAAGTTCAGATATATTGAAAAGATGGGTGTTGAAGATTTTGTAGCCATGGGTATGGATGATGCAGGAGCAGAACAGACTCTACAGTATGTTGATACTTTGAGACAAAGAATTGATCAAGTGAAAACTAAAGACGCTAAGATTAAAGAATTTGCCAAAGAAGAAAAAGAACGTGAAAAACTAGAATTATTTATGGTATAATATATGAAAGTAGCTATTTT